ACGGTCTGAACGAGGCGCGCAGCGGCAAGCGAACCCGCATCACGGCGTACCGCGTGAAGCCGGGCGCGCTGCAGAACTTCGGTCTCATCGGCGAGGACTACGCGGCGCTCGAAGTCTCGGGCGAGATCCTGCAGGACTCGTCGAAGACCGGCGCCGGGGTCTCGAAGTATTTCAAGGTCGAGTTCGAAGCGTGAGCGGCGGCACTGACGACCTGAACGTGATCGAGCCGGCGGCGCATGGCGCCGTCGTGCTCGGCGAGGCGCCGAACGAACGCCTCGTGACCGTGCGCGCGCTCCGCGTCGGGCAACTGCCGGCGTTCGCGCGTGCGGTCGGTCCGATTGCGGAGGACATCACGCGGATCATGAGCGGCGACGTGTCCGCCGTGTCGATCGCCTCGATCATCGCGGAACGGACGGACGACGTCGTCGCAGCGGCTTCGGCAGCGACCGGCGTCGACCCTGACGTGATCCGCGAGGCGACGGTCGAGCAGATGCTCGAACTCGTGCTCGCGATCCTGCAGGCGAACCGGGATTTTTTGCGCGGCCGACTCCTGTCGGCGATCAAATCGGCCGCGACTCTGAGCCGTGGGGATGGGCCGACACCGTCCACGCCCTAGTCGCCTCCGGGTGGGCGTTCTCCGAGGTCCGCGCGCTCACGCTCGCGCAGGTTCGCGCGTTCCTCGCCGCCTCTGAACGTCGCGAGCGCGACCGGCGCATCGGCGACGCGATCGCCGCCCGCATGGCGCAGGCCGACGGCAAGGCGTGGAAGGGCTACATCAAGGGACTGAAGCGTGGCGGCTGACCTCGAACTCCGGATCGGTGCGGAACTCACCGAGATCAAGGGCGCGCTCGCCGGCCTACAGCGCGACCTCTCTGCCGTAGGCAAGGCCGCGCAGGGCGCGGGCGGGAACAACGCGCTCGGCGGGCTGCAGAAGAGCGCGGACGGCGCGGTCCGCTCGATCGGGCGCCTCGTCGCCGCGTTCGCGACGCTCGCTGGCGTCGTCAAGCTCATCGGCGTCGCCGACGAGTTCAACACGCTCTCCGCGCGACTCAAGATCGCGACGAACTCGACCGAGGAATTCGTCCGCGCGCAGGCCGCGCTCTTCGACCTCGCGCAGCGCACGCGCACGCCTCTCGGCGAAACGATCAAGCTCTATTCGCAGATCGCGAACGCCACGAAAGACGCTGGCGTCGGGCAGGAAACGCTTCTCGGCGTCGTCGAGACGATCAATCAAGCGGTGCAGCTATCCGGCGCGAGCGCGCAGGCCGCGGAGGCGGCGCTCGTCCAACTCGGGCAGGGTCTCGCGTCCGGGACGCTGCGCGGCGAGGAACTGAACTCCGTCCTCGAACAGACGCCCGCGCTCGCCGATGCGATCGCGAAGGGCATGGGGATTACCCGGGGCGAACTGCGGCAGTACGGGCAGGACGGGAAGATCACGGCCGAGCAGGTAATCAAGGCGTTGCAGGCGCAGAAGGACGTCGTCGCGGCGCAATTCGCGCAACTCCCGCTCACGGTCGGGCAGTCGATCACGCTCCTGAAGAACGCAGGACTCGGCCTCATCGGCGCGTTCGACGCGACGTCCGGCGCGACGTCCGGCCTCGCGGGCGTCATCAAGGATCTCGCCGACTTCCTCTCGTCGGACGAAGCCGTCGGCGCGATCGTCGAGTTCGCCGCGACGTGGTCGAACGCCTTCGCGCAGATCGTCGCCGACGCGAAGCAGGCCGTCGCGATCATCCGGGACGCGACGAAGAACATCGCGGGTACGGGCGAGGACATGATCGGGCTGCTCGCGCGCGCGTTCCGCGAACTGCCGGCGAACATCCGCGCCTCGGTCAAGATCGTCACCGTGACCGTCGCGAGCATGATCGACATCGTCGTCGCGAACGCGAAACTCGCGAAGGAAGCGATCGCCGCGATCTTCACGGACGACACGGTCGACGCTGCGATCAAGCGGCGCGACGCGCGCGTGCGTGCGTCGATCGAGGCTATGCGCGCGACGGTCGACGACTCGCTCGCCGAGCGGCAGAAGCAACTCGACGATGCGAAGCGGTCGCGCGACACGGCGCTCGCGACGCGCCAACGCGCGCGGCAGACGACGAACGCAACCGGCGGCGGGACGTTCAAGGTCACGCAGACCGACGCGCAGAAGAAGGCCGCGGAGGCGCTCAAGAAGGCGCAACTCGACGCCGAGGAACGGCTCGAAAAAGACTCGACCGAACGGAAGCTCGGCATCCTCGCGACGTACTACGAGGACGCGCGCATCGCGGCGGCGGCGTACTTCCAGCAGCGGGAAGCGATCGAACTCCGCGCGCTCGACCGGCAAATCGCGATAGAACGGCAGAAGGCCGCGGCCGGCGGCGTCGACAAGGTCAAGGCGCTCGCGGAAATCGAGATCCTCGAACGGCAGAAGCTCGACGTGCAACGCAAGGCCGCACGCGATCGGTTCCTCGCGCAGCGCGAGATCGACAAGGAACTCGAATCCGCGCGCGCGCAGGAACTCGACTCGCGCGGGCAGACGGGCGACGCGGCGCGCATCCGGCTCGAAGCGCAGTATCGCGACCTCCTGAAGCGGCTCGAAGCGGAAGGGAATCAGGCCGGCGCGCGACTCATCAAGGGACTGATCGACACCGGCGTCGCGCAGGCGCAGTTCGAGGAACTCAAGGCGCAATTCGACCGGGTCACGACTCAACTACAGCAGCGGACCGCGCAGATCGCGGACTCGCAGAAGACCGGCGCGCTGCCGGCATCGACCGCGGACGAACAGACGCGCACGGCGCGCGCGCAGGCAATCGAGCAGCTAACCGTCCTGAACGGCAAGCTGCAGGAACTCGCCGAGAAGTCGAACGACCCGAGGATCAAGCAGGGCGCAGCGGAATCGGCCGAGGCCGTTCGCCGCATGGCGATCGACAGCGCGACGGGCGTCGACGCGGCGATCATCGGGCTGCGCGCTAGCCTCGCGAACATGCAGAAGGACTTCGCCGCGACGGTCGCGAACGCAGGCGTCGACGCGCTCTCGAACCTGTTCACCGACCTCGCGAGCGGCAGCAAGTCGGCCGGCGATGCGATCAAGGACTTCGCGCGCGGGTTCATCGCGAGCATGGCGCAGATCGCCGCGCGGGCGCTCGCGACCTATGCCGTTCTGCTCCTGCTCGAAACGATCGCGCCCGGGTCCGGGAAGCTGCTCGGCATGTCGGCAAAGGTGAATCACTCCGGCGGCATGGCCGGCACCGGACCGACCCGGATCGTCGACCCGCTCGTCTTCGCGGGCGCCCCGCGGTATCACTCCGGCGGCATGGTCGGGTTGAAAGCCGGCGAGGTTCCGGCGATCCTGCAGACGGGCGAGGAAGTGCTCTCGCGCTCGGACCCGCGCAACGCGGCGAACGGCGGCGCGAACGGCGGCGGCGGCAGCGGCAGCGGCTATCGCATCGTCAACGTGCTCGACCCGGCGCTCGTCTCGAACTACCTCGAAAGCTCGGCCGGAGAGAAGACCGTGCTCAACGTGATCCAGCGCAACCCGTCGCAGGTTCGGCAACTCATCGGAGGCTGAAGCAGTGAGCACCAAGATCGCAACCGCGACCGATTACATCGACCTTCTGAAGCAGGTCGACGCCTACCTAACGACGACCGGCCACGCATGGGGAAAGACGTTCACCGGCACGGGCACGGGCGACCTCGTCGACTACCTCGGCAAGTCGGGCAGCGTCGCCGAGACCATCACGATCACGTTCACGTCGGCGACCGCGTTCGGCGTCGTCGGATCGACGTCCGGCTCGCTCGGGACGGGCGCGGTCGGAACGCCGTTCACGTCGACGCGGATCGACTTCACGATCACGGCCGGCGGGACGGCGTTCGTCTCCGGGGACGTCTTCACGATCAACACGTCGCCGAAGTGGACCCGGCTTCGCGGCTCCGGCTGCGCGGGCGCGAACAAGCGCACGTCGGACCTCGCGAACGTCGAGAACTTGTTCGACGGCGACTTCGCGACGCGGGCGACGAAGGCGGCAGGGACCGGCTACGTCGAACTCGAAATGATCGAGCCGACCGAAGTTCGCGAGATCGTGCTCGGACGGAACAACGTCAACGCGACCGTGCCGACGGACGTCCGGCTGCTCTACAAGGACACGGTCGGCGCGGGTTGGACCGTCGCGCAGACGTGGTCGTCGCTCTCGTGGTCGTTCGCGGGAGAGGCGAAGATCCTCGCCGTCGGGACGCCCGGCGCGCATGCGTTCTGGCGCTTCGAGATCACGGCGTCGAACACGGCGGCGATCGACCTCGCGTCGCTCGTCTTTCACGCGATGCCGGGCGACGAATACGACGTCGCCGAGTCCGCATCCTACGTCTGGAAGGCGCCCGGTCTCGACGGCGCGAAAGAAATCCTGATCGGCGCGCGGACCTACGGGCAGACGGGGACGGACACGTTCAATCTCGGGTTCTCCGGGCTGCGCGCGTTCGATTCGGCGAAAGGCGTCGAGGCGCAGCCGAACGGCACGACCGCGCGATGGCTCGCGCTGCTCAACTCGTCGATCGGGTTCTGGCTCGTCGCGAACGGGCAGCGGTTCATCCTCGCGACGAAAGCATCGTCGATCTATCAGGTCGCCTATTGCGGGTTCGGGAACGCCTACGAACCGCCGAGCGCGCACGCATACCCGCTCGTCATCGGGGCGTCGACGTCGGTCCGGACGACGCGCTACGACTCGCAGAGCGCGAACTATCGGGCGCCGATCGAGCCGGGCGAGTTCGGGCTCGTCGCGCTCTACCCGGACGCGCAATGGCGGACGCACGTCAACCGGAACGCGGGCGTCTCCGGCGCCGAGGGAACGGCCGTGACCGCCGACGGCGGCAAGGTCTGGCCGGCAATGCTCCGGGCCGACGCCGACGCGCGGCCGACGTTCGTGCGCGAGAACATCGACGGCTCGCGCCCGCTACTGCCGGGCGTGCTCTTCCATACCGCGGCGCCCGCGCACGTCTTCGGCGAGTTCGACGGCTACTTCTGGACGACCGGCTTCGGCACGGTCTCGGAGGCGATCATCCGCGAGGGCCGGTTCGATCACCTCGTCGTGCAGAACATTTTTCGGACCGCGGCGCAGTCGTATTCCGCGATCCGCCTAGACTGAGGAATCCCGATGGCATTCGAGACCGGAGCATCGTCGTCCGCGAACGATCTGCTCGACAAGCTGCGCATCTTCGCCGCCGCGAACGGCTGGACCGTCGACGCGAACGGCGCACGCACGGACGGAACGACGGGGAACTTCGTCGTCATGCGGCGCGGGACCGCGGTCTATGCCGTGTTCTTCACCGATCAAGGGGCGGGAAGTTCGGTCGACCCGGGTCCGTACATCGGGTGCTACACGTACCCGGGGCCGTACAACTCGGGCGCGAACGCGATGGCGCAGGCGAACAAGACGACCGGGTCGCTCTGCAACAAGATGACCGGCCCGTTCCAAGCCTATTACTTCTTCGCCTCGGGCGACTACCTGCACGCGGTCGTCGAAATCTCGCCGGGCCTCTTCCGGCACTTCGGCGTCGGGCTGCTCGAATCGGCCGGCGGCGTCACAACGGGAGCCTACAACCACGCGCTCCGGTGGCACTACGGGACGACGGAAATCAACTCGGCGGTCTCGCAGAATCACGCGGTTCCGTTCGACTCGAACGGCTCGAACTCCGGGTGGCACGGGACCGACGTCCGAGCAGATTCCGACGGCACGGTGCCGCGGAACGTCTACGTCTTCGACCAAGCTGCCGCAGACCCGAACGGCGGGTGGGCCGGATGGCTCGGCAGTAATCAGCACGCGGGCTCGCCGGTTCACTCGCTCGCGCGCGTCGCGCCGAGCACGCTCACGGGTCGCGCCGTGCTCCTGCCGCTGCTCGTCGCCGTCGACCGTCCGTCCGGGAATGTCTCGTTCGTCGGGTCGCCGCGCGACATGCGGCTGACCCGGATCGACAACCTCGCGCCGGGCGCATCGGTCACGATCGGGGCCGATACGTGGCGCGTCTTCCCGGTCGTGCGGAAGAACGGCGCCGTCGGCACCGAGTCGTCGCTCGCCTACGCCTACGCCTACCGGGTCGTTCCGTGACCGTCGCGCTCTTCTCGCCGATCGGTCGCGTCGTCGAATCGCCGACGCCGTCGACGCAGGCCGCGAACGACACGTCGAGCGAGGCGCGCATCGGGCCGGTATTCGATCCGGGCGGCGCGGCCGTCGCGCCGTCGTTCCTCGCCGTACCTGCGCAATCGCTCGCGGGCGTCGCGCTGCGATCGTTCGGTCTCGACTTCTTCGACCGGTTGCACATCACGACGACGCTGCTCGACCTCGGGAACGTCGTCGGGCTGCAATCGCGCACGATCACGGTCTGGAACGCCTTCCGCCGCGTGCAGACGCTCGCGGACATCGCCGAGACGGGCGTCGATGGGATCACGTTCACGGGCGGCGGCGTCCCGCCGTATGACTTCCCGGTGCTCGGCGAAGTCACGTATTCGATCACGGTCTCGCCGGAAGGTCCGCCGACCGTCGACGCGACGTTCGTGTGGGACTTCGCCCCTTACGACCTGACGCTCCGCGTGACCGGCTCGCGCGTGACAGCTTGGTCGTTCGAGCCTGATTGGTCGTCGCCGGTCGTCGAGCGGCTCGAATGGAAGACGGACCTCCTGCAATCCTTCGACGGTAGCGAACAGCGCGGCGCGTTGCGGCTCGGCCCGCGCGCGTCGTGGGAGTTCGAATCGTTCTTCACCGGTGCGGATCGCCGTCGCGCCGAGACCGTCATGTGGGGATGGGGCGCGCGCGTGTGGGCGCTCCCGATCTGGACCGACGGCCTCGATCTCGGCGCCGACCTCCCGCTCGGGTCGACCGAGATCCTGCTCGATACCGCGGGCCGGGACTACTCGGCCGGTTCGCTCGCGATGATCCTCGCCGACTCGGACTCGTTCGAAGTTCTCGAAGTCGACTCCGTCGCGGCCGATCGAATCGTCCTGCGCCGGCCGACGATCGCCGCATGGCCGGGCGGCG